GTTTTCAGTCGCCTTCAGATACCCCAAACATCTCATTGCAGTATCCCAATGAACCTGTTTCGGCGCTGAAAAGTATGAAGTAAGACATGACACACAAAATGCAATATCTGGTCGAGTACATACCATCACGTAGATAAGTGATCCCACCAATTCCTTGTAAGGAACGTCGACCAAAACATTGTCGTTCACTGAATTGTTTAATTTCTCATAGTAGTCTGCCTTAATTGGAGTTACTGGCCTTTCTTGTTCTGGTAAGTTAAACCTGATAGACATGTCTGAAATGTATGAACGTTGTGACAGTGATACCAATCCCTGTTCTTGAAGATATGAAACTTCCATTCCAAGAAAAAACTTAGGCTCACCTATACTTCGAATTTTAAATTTTCGTTCAAGCTTTTCTGACGATTTTGCTTATCTTTATCCTCGAAACCATGTATAGATATGACATCTTCGGTATCAATAAGCATACGTTTATTGTCAAAAAGGCAGTTTTGGAAAATCATTCCATCAGAACCCATACGATTTTTCAATATGGTTATAGTCGCTCTACCATTTTCTTTCTGTTCCAAAGTTTTACCAACACTTACAATAAGGTGAGCAATTTGTGCTTTTTTCAAGTTTCCACCCATATTTTCGGTTTTTACAACCTCAACACTTGTGGATGATCTATTACCTTGTGTAGCTACCCAACTGGCAATGTTTAATTCTGCTGTCATTGATTCTACTTGGCGCATAATTTTACCTTCATTAGACCAATCTTCTGCTCCAGCAAATTCTTTTTCTGCTGATAAACAATCAAGATAATCAAGAATTAATACATCTATTTTATCGCCTTTAGAATTGATTCTTTTGATTGTATTCTTAATTACACCAACGGTACAACCATCTGCGGACAATTTAAGTATATATAATTTACCAATACCTTCTTGATTATTGATAATCTTGATTTTCTTTTTAACCTCATCTTTACGCAAAGATAATTCAGGTAACGGAATTTCTGTAGAACAAGAGTAATGTTTTCTCTGAACATCTTTAGGACTATCCTCAAAAAATATTTGTAATACATTCCTACCTGATCTATAGGCAGTATTAGCTATTTTGGTAAGCATTGTTGTCTTACCTACTCCAAGTGGCGCTATTATAAGTGCTAATTCACCCCTTGCTAAACCACCATTTGTAATGTTATCTATTCCAGTGATACCAGTTGGAATAGGTTCTCTATAATCATCAGATAAAACATTATCTATTTCAAATTCAAGATCGATAGGTTCATCTACTTGTCTGAAAGTTAAAGCTTTCTTCAATGTTTCCTCGATATTATCAATATCTTGTAGAATACCTTTATCAAGTTTGCTTTTGATACTGTTTACAGCATTTTTCAAAGATTGCATTTTACAGAATCTTTGCGCTGTATCTTGTACATTTAGATTATTGATTTTACATTTTTGTATGTTATCAATGGTATCTAAAAGTTGTTGTTTAAATGTTTCTGCGTTCATCGGAATATTCATATTGACTTCCGTTCTCAACGCAGGGAAATTTAAAAGGCAATTATGTTCTTTGTAATATTCCTTAATAATGTGGGCTATCTTTGAAAAGGCCTCATTTTGAAAATATTGTTTATCAATAATATCAATAATTGATAAACCAAATTTGTGGTCTGTTATTATTTCATTAAATAATTGTAATTGATATTCAGGACCAAGATCACTTAAATTTGATATCTTTTCAACCATAAATTAACCAAGTTTATATTCTAAATAATTCAATTCAAGATTTTCTGTTTTAGAACATAACACTCGTTGTACACTTGTGATTATTTTATAGATATGCTCTCTGATGTCTACACTATATCTTACAGTAGCTGGATATATTCGTGCATCAAATTCACGGTGAGCAATTTCTTTACCATTCATTTTTATTGTAAAAACAAACATATCACTATGTTCATTTTGTTCAAATGATGGGTTGTTAGTGTAATTGTTTCTGTTTTCATTCATAAAATCAAGAGTCTTATTTTTAAGGGATTCCTGAATTAGTCTTATGTTATCGTCAATAACATATTTAAAATCTAAACTGTTCACAGCTTTATTATTAAAACCGAAAACATTAAACAATCTTTGAACAATAATATGTTCGTTGAGTTTCAACGTAAACTCAAAATTACGCTCTTTTCTTTCTTCCATAATCTTATATTTTTTTAGTTTTGAAGTAATTTTGTTCCTTCTTTATAATAGTAATAAAAGTTGACCAAAAAACAAAATTATTTGTTTTTATTTTTTGCCCATCTTTCTTTAGCTTTCAAAGACATTTTTTTCTTAGTCTCTTCAGACATATTTTTTTTAGATTCAGACATTTTTCTTTTAGTACCTTCACTCCTTTTTTTTCCAATATTACTTTGAGAAATTTTTAATTTAACATCTTCAGTTATGATAGTACCTTTTTTAATATCTGACATCTTTTTTTTATATTCTTCACTTCTGTTCAAAGCGGAAAATCTAATTTTTTCTTTAGTTTCATCCGACATCTTTTTTTTAGATTCAGACATCTTTTTTTTCGTATCTTCAGAGTGTTTTTTACCTAACTGACCATCAGACATTCTTTTTTTAATATCGTCAGAAACAATCTTACCTTTTCTTGCCTCAGACATCTTTTTTTTTGTATCTTCATTATGCCATCCACTCCAACCACCATCACCATTTTCAATTTTTAGGTTTGCCCACTCTTCTGATTCAACAATATTATATAATTGACTGTAATAAGTACCTTTCTCTTTTATCTCATCATTATTATAACCCACAAATAAAATTTCAGTTATAATATCTTTTGTTTTTATTTTGTGTTTTTTTATATGATTTAGCCAAACTAAACCACTACCTATATATTTGAAGGGGTCTTTTATGGTTTTTCCCAAATATTTTAAACCTTTTGGACTTGTTTTAATATAAAGATATATTTTTTGTTTCATATTTATAATTTATTATAAATATAAGATGACCAGTAAAAGATTAAAAGTTAGATTTTTTTAGTTTTAAAATAATTTTGTTCTTTTTTGATTATAGTTATGAACGTACTCCAAAAAACAAAATATTCATCGTCATAACTTGGAATATAATTTATAATTCCATCTTCTTTTATCATTTTCATTACTGAATTAATCCCACCTCTACCTTCTGGATCCATTGGCTCATTAACCATAACACTTATTGTTTCCATTAACTCTTCAGTTACATTCGGCGATTCAAGATTAATAATCTTGTTCATTACAGCAAAGTAATCGTTACCATATGTACCCCATTTTGTTTTACCTTCAACAATTGTTTTCAACATATTATTGTCAGGTTTTTCACTTAACAATTCATTTGTACGTTCAATTATCCAATCAGAATCTTTTTTTTCTTTTCTCAATTCTGGAAATAATTTCAACGTTTTTTCTTCACCAATGTTTTGTAAACCAGAAATATTATCACTGCTATCACCAGCAATCATTTTTATTAATCCAACATTACCTTGATGATAATCAAAATAAGTATGAAAATTTTTATCTGTTATCACAACCTTTTTATTCAAAAGATATATTTTAACATCTTCAGATATTAATTGTAATAAATCTTTATCCGAACTCAATATTAATTTGATTTCGTTTGGTGAATTTTTACAGTAATAAGCAATACCGTCATCAGCTTCACATTCAGCAACTTCAACTTGGCGAATATATAACTCCTCAAGGTATTGTTTAATTCGAATACGTTGTCTACCAAGATCATAAATTTGTTCTTCAGTATATTGTGAGTTTCGATTTTGTTTGTAATATGGATAATATCCTTGACGATATTTTTTTGAGTTTTCACCTTCCCAAAACACCACAACCTTTGTTATCCCATATTCGGAATAAAATCTTTTTATGGTGTTTATAAAATGAAAAATGGCACCAACACTACCATTTTCTGTTTGGGTATTTTTGGTGCCATGAAATCCAATCTTTAGCAAATTCTCACCATCAATCAACAAACTGTTAACCTTAGGTTTCTTAATCTTCATAATCAATTGTTCCTCTATCTTCTGTTTCAATAATTTCTAAATCATCAACATTATCAATTACCTCACCCATTTTTGCAAATTGAGATGCGATATAATTCATATGTTCTAATTTATATTTTGCGATTGCTTCTTTACCCTCATTATTTTCTTTACTACCACGTCTGTCACTTTTTAGGAAACCTTGTGGTGTAATTATAATGTTTGAATCTTTATATCCAAGACCAGTGATGTGATTTTTATCTACAGTGATTTTACTTCTAACAGCTATGTTAATAGTTCTACCGTTTTTAGTTGCATCAATCTTTGAAATACCAGATTCAGCTTCATTACCAAAGCGGAAAACAAGTGTAGATGATTGGTATAATGCTTCACCACCTTTTGGTTTCATCTTAGGTTGTGCACCATAAACCAATGGAATTTGTACCCAAGGTAAATTACATACAACTAACCCAGCAAGATAAGGTGAATTTTCTTTTCTTGTTTTATTGATTCTTTGGTTTATACCCATATTGATTTTCTCAGCAAGAACACCAGCGGTATGTTGTTTACCACCTTTACCTTCATAAGTCATTTTACATGGTACTGAACCGACAGAATCCCAAAAGAAACAAACATCTCTTTTTAATTTACCTGATTCTTGTGCATCAAGAACTTTATTAATTTTTTCAGTAACTAATTCTATCCAATCAAGTTCATCGAAATAAAGAAAGTCACCAATCCAATCTTGTTTTTCTTCATCCCAATCAACCTGGAAACCCATCAATTTAGCATGTTCCCATGACCATTTCTTTTCAGTTATAAGAAACACAGGCATGATACCTTTCTTTTGCGCATCCACCGCTGAAGCAATAAGTGCACTTGTCTTACCAGCATTTGAATGCCCTATAAACATGTTAATGTGTCCCATTG